CCATTTCCGCAAATTCTGCGTAGGCTATAACGTCAAATTGCCCCGTTACCGCATGTGCCATTTTGATGCCCTCTATTTCTTGAGATTTTTCGGAGATTTTCCATAGTTTGTCTGGCTCTGTACCGATCAAGATATAACCTTGCAAGTTATTTTCACCTAATAACAATTAATGCTTGACATACCTTAAAAGCCTTAGATGCGCTGCGGAAGAAGGAAAAAAATTGCTGAAGAATTTTGGCATTTTTTCCAAACCAACATACAGAGATTGCCATCAAGATGAAGGAGTGAAAATATCTTTGAAGTCCAGAGAGAGTTCGCCGTCTAAGGCATCAGAAGTACCTCCACTACGAAAAGATACTTACATTAATAATGACATTGAATAATCCCTTCTTCATTGTCATAATATGATATTTTCGGAAATATCCGAAAATCTTGTCAATGAATTGAAATGGTGGGGCATTTTTAAGCAAAAAAGGCTAGGCAAACCATTTAAAAAGTAGCAATCATTTTTTCAATGGTCTTCAGAAATTTTAGAATCCGCATTCAGAAGCGTCTCAAATTCATAAAATTCAATCTGGCTTACAAGAGAAACCCATATGAGAAACCAATTTGAAAATATCCGCAGTCCAATTCAGGCGACCGTAGTCTAATCAGGCCTCGTGCGCCGATGTTGGTTTTGTTTTCTGTTGTGTTTTCCATTTTCTCATCTCCTTGTAGTTACTACTGTAGTGATAAAAGTATTTAATAGTTACTGTGGTTGTGATATGGAGAATGGTGCCTTAATGTGAGAGAATACATCTTAACTGAGAAAGAAAGGGAAGTGTTGAAGGCATATTTAGAAAGAGATGAGAAAATCTATGGTATCTATCAACTATTGAACCGAGCCAAAAAAAGTTATTCACGTCTCCGTGAGGATATGGAATTGCTTAGGAAGGCTCTGAAAGTAAAATAATTTTCTCGCTCTTCTTTTTTGTTGGTCATAGCTAACTACTTTTTGTGAGGTTTAGGCATGCATGCAGCGCGCTAGCTAAAACCTTTTTCAAGAGAGCGGGAAATCCATTGTCTTCAAAAGACCTATTTGAAGGGAGCGGATATTTATTATTTGGCTAATTCATAAGTGTGAAGAAAAATGGGTGAAATAAATTTAGAAGATATAAGAGAAGAAATAAAAGAGGAAAAAGTGGATTATATTGAAAGAATAATAAAGAAATTCATAATGAAAAATTATGCGCAAGCTAGCTAGCTAACTTTTGATCTTGAAAATTGTGAACTCGCAAGAATTGTGAGCATTGAAAAGGGAATTTACGAACCAGTGTATGATTTAGAAGTGAATCAGACACACTCATTTATTGCTAATGGCGTGGTGGTTCATAATTCCAATATAGAAAAACAAGATTTATTTTTTACCAAGCATTCTATAGTTCCTTGGGCATCACGACTAGAACAATGTTACAACACACAGTTGTTACCAGAAAATGATCAACTAGATTACTTTTTTAAACATAATCTTAGCGGATTGTTGCGTGGTGACATTGAAGGCAGAGGTAAGTATTACTCCACTGCACGCCAATGGGGATGGCTCTCCGCCAACGATATTCGCGAGCTTGAAGACATGAACCCGATAGAGGAAGGCGGGGACGTTTATCTCGTACCCATGAACATGACTCCATCTAACATGTTTTTGGGGGCGGGTGCAATGGAGGCGGAACTCTCCGAGTTGCCGGAAGGTAATATAGAGGAAGACCAGCAATTATTGCTTGGAGAAGGTGACAAGGACGATAGCAAATTTCCCATGAACCGCCACAGGATACGGGGCAGTTTTTACGGGTTGTTTCTTGACGCCGCAGAACGCTTTGTGCGCTTGGAAGCTAATGCCGTAAAGCGAGCGGTAGAAAAGCACTTGACCAAACGAAACCTTTTGTCCTTTGAGGAATGGATGGAGCAATTTTATTTCGACCTGCCCGACAAAATAAAACGCATGTTCAAACCCGTGGTCATGTCTTACGTAGATGCCATACAGAAAGAGGCACACTCCGAAATACAGTTAGAACCCGAAATGACGCCCGAACTAAAAAAGTTTGTTGATGAGTATTTGGATACGTATAGCGGGCGACACATTAAATCTTCCCTTGGGCAATTGCGTCAAATGCTACGAGAGAGTGACCCTGCAATGTTGGCAGAGGACGTGGAAAAACGGGCGGACGAGTGGGCAGAAAAGAGACACGGTAAAATAGCCACGAATGAAGGCAGTCAAATAGGTAATGCTGTTGCTTCAATGATATTTCTTGGGGCGGGATACAGACTTGTGTGGAGAGCACGTGGCAAATCATGCCCTTATTGCAGAGAACTAGATGGCAAGGTGGTTTCAAGGGGGCAAGACTTTGTGTTGCAGGGGGATTTTCAACCGAAAGGTGATTTAGTCCCCATGCGTATACGGCGGTCGGTTGGGCACCCGCCACTCCACCACTCGTGTGATTGCGGCTTAACTCCAGGCTAATTGGTATTAATTTTGCACTACATATAGTTTAACATAAACCAAAGAGGATTATAGAGCGACCGTGCGGGCGGAAGCATGAGTCGCTTTTTTATTTTATGTCAGTAAAAACCAAAAAATGTAAAAAATGTAATGTAGAAAAATCCCTTGATGAATTTGTGAAAAATAAGTCATGCAAGGATGGGCGTGCGGGCACTTGCTTAGATTGTTGGCATGCATACCAAAGTGAATATTACCAGAAAAACAAGGACCGCATTAACAAGAGAATTTCTGAATACCAGAAAGCACATCCCGAAAAAAGTCGTGAACGTACCAGGGAATGGCGAGCAGCAAACCGAGATAAGGTAAATGCCAAAAGAAGGAAGCATAGAGCAAATCACATTGAAGAATTTCGTGCTCAAGCTAAAAGGGACTATTGGAAAAATCCAGAAAAAGCCAGGGCAAGACAGAAAAAATGGCGCGATAAAAACAAGGACAAAATAGCCGCCAAAAACAAAGCATACAGGGAACAATATCCAGAAAAAATCAAAGAATTTAAAAAGGTAGGCAGAGAAAGACAAAATAGATTAGCGAGAGAGCGCCGAAAAATTGATCCGAAATGGAAATTACAACGAACGATTTCCAATTACATATATCAAACATTGAAAGGCAGAAAATTAAATCACCACTGGGAAGATTTGGTTGGTTATACGTTAGATGAATTAATTCGACATTTAGAAAATCAGTTCGACACAGATATGACTTGGGCGAATCATGGGGAATGGCACATTGACCATATTGTCCCCATTGATGCTTTTAATTTTATTACAGCAAATGACATTGATTTCAAGCGTTGTTGGGCACTGGAAAATTTACGCCCTATATGGGCAAAAGAAAACGAGAGTAAGGGGGCAAAACTAAAAACACCCTTCCAACCATGTTTAGCTATGTCATTAGAGAATAACAATGCCAATTCCTAAACCGAAGAAGAATGAACCAGAAACAAAATTTATTGAACGCTGTATGTCCAATGACACTATGAAAAAAGAATTTAAGGATAACAAGCAACGTTTGGCGGTTTGTTACGATAGTTGGCGGAAAAGCAAAAATAAAAAACGTGAGGATGGGAAAATGACAAAGAAAGATCAGGATACCTTGAGAAAAATATTATCCGATGAAGACCAAGCAAAAACATCCAAGTTTGAAATGAGGATGCACGAAGGCCCGGAATTGCGCGCTGAACGTGATGGGGACAAGATTAAATTAGTTGGCACCCCAATAGTATTCAACGAATTGTCTTTAGACCTTGGGGGTTTTCGCGAAAAGGTAAGCCCTGGGGCGACCAAGAAAAGTTTACGCAAGTCGGATGTTCGGGCGCTGTGGAACCATGACCGAAATTTTGTGTTAGGTCGCAAAAGTGCCAGAACACTAAAACTAAAAGAGGATGCCGAAGGATTGCAATGTGAAATCATTCCAGACATGAATATAAGTTGGCATCGTGATTTAGTCGCAAGCATTGAGCGAGGTGATATTACGCAAATGTCTTTTGGTTTTCGGACGGTTTCCGATAGTTGGGAAAAGAAGGGAAAAGAAAATATTCGGACACTTGAAGAAATAGAAATTTTGGATGTGTCCGCAGTTACATGGCCTGCATATCCACAAACAAGTATAACCGCCCGAAGTGTTTTACAACGCGTGGGCGTTGACTATGAAAGTGTAGAGCGGGCCCTTATAAGGCTCGAATACGATTTGGATTTAGATGACGAAGACCGTGGCGCTATCGCCAAGACGGTTGAGGCATTAAACGAATTGATCCCCGAAGACGCGACCGTCGATGAGGGGCAGGTTGATGACCCCCCTGCCGAGGAAAAGGCAGAGGCAAAAGATGAAACAGTATCCGATCCTGAAGGCGCGACCGCCAAAGAGGATGAGAAGGAAACCGAGGTGCCGATGTACCAGGTGAAAATTCTGAGGGAGAAGTTAAAGTTGAAGGCCAGAGAGGCCGGTATTTTGGAGGACGACAATGCAAGAAATTGAAAAAGCATTAAAAGAGTTACACGAAGAACGAAACAAAATACACGAGGACCAGAAGGCGCTTTTGAATAAGGCGGGTGAGGAAAAGAGGGATCTTAACGCCGATGAGGAAACCAATTACCAGAACATGGATAAGAGGTTTGACGAACTAACTACCGCGATCAACGAGAAGCGCACCGAACTGGACAAACTAAAGGAATCGGCAGCGCGGAAAGAAAAACTTGAAAACCGCGACGAACTGCTAAAGCAGGTTGAGACTGGCGCCATTAGACCGGAACCAGAGGACAGGAAAGAAGACAAGAAGGAAGAAAAGCGCATTGTGAGTATTTACGATACCCCCGAGTATCGAAATGCGTTTGACCAGTTCTTGGCAACGAGCATTTCTGCCGATGAATTTCGGGCACGCTTGGGCACGCCTGAACTTAGAACAAACACCTTGCAGATGGACCATGACACTTATGGTGGTTTTCTTGTGGCCCCGGTTGCGTTTGTGGGCGACTTGATTGCCGACCTGAAAAGACTGACTTTCATGCGCAACATTTGCAAAACCTATGACATGCCACAGGCGGCGGAAATTCAGCGACCAGTGCTTGACACCGACCTTGCAGACAGTGACTGGACGGCAGAAATCAGAACTGGCACGCAGGGCGACCTGAAGTTTGAGGGTCGTGCGTTTCATCCGCACCCCAGTGCCAAGAGGATCAAGGTTTCTGAAACCCTAGTTCGTTATGCTGGCGTTATGGGTGGCATTGAGGCTTTGGTGAGAGACAGAATGTCATACAAGTTTGCCGTCACGGAAGAGAAGGCGTTCATGACTGGCGACGGTGCAGGCAAACCGTTGGGGATTTTTACGGCCAGCGATTACGGCATCCCGTCTGGGAGAAACGTGAACACAGCCAACACTAGCTCAGCAATCAAGGCGGACAATTTGATCGAGGTGGTCGGTAATGTTGAGAAACAGTGGCGAGCAGGATGTCGTTGGATCATGCATAGAACCTTGGTGACAGCGATTAGGCGCTTAAAAGATGGATCGGGTCAATATCTTTGGGTTGCAGGCTTTGGCGTAAAACCCGACACTATCCTTGGCTACCCAGTTGAGGAGAGCGAATATGCCCAAGATTATACAACCCCTGCAGCTTCTACTCGTTATGCGGTGTTCGGTAATTTTCAGTATTACGAAATTTACACGGCCCTTGACATGCGAGTGAGAGTACTCGATCAACTATATGCAGAGACGAATGAAATTGGTTACATCGGCCGGATGGAGGTCGATGGGGCACCGATTAGACAAAATGCTTTTAGTTGTTCAGCCACTACAGCGTAATTATTTAATTCTGTGACGTATCGTTTGGTACGTCACATCATAATAAAACTATGGTTGAAAAAGGTCGATATACTGGAGAAAAAAATCCATTCTTCGGTAAAAAACATTCTGAAATAGCGCGGCAAAAAATGCGTAATGCATGGAAAAAACGTGCACCAGTATCAGAGGAAACGCGCAAGAAAATGAGTGAAGCGCATAAATATCGTTCGCCAGCAACAGATGAAACCAGAAGGAAATTAAGTATAGTGAAATCTGGTAGAAATAATCCGATGTATGGCAAAACGACTTCTGATAAGCAAAAACAAGGAGTCATTGAGCGTAATAAAAATAATAAATGGGCTTTGGGTTGTAAACATAGTGAGGAGACTAAACGTAAATATTCGCAGATGAGAATAGGTAATACCTATATGAAAGATGCGATAAAAAACGGTTACAAAATTATGTCTCCCCCACCTAATTACAATCCTCGTGCTTGCGCTTGGTTTTATCTTTTCGATCTTAAACACTGCACTTCAGGAGAGTATGCCACGAATGGTGGTGAGCATTCTATATCCGAATTGGGTTATTGGGTGGATTATTACAATCCTGACTTGAAACTCATTATGGAGTGGGATGAGGAGCACCACTACGTTGGTAACAAACTTAAACAACAGGATGTGGAGCGCCAGAAGGAAATTCAGGCGTTCCATCCTGACTTTCACATAGTTCGACTTAGAGAGAAAGATATTTTTAATTGACTAGGAGGAAATAACGAAATGGGTTTACTTGAACACGTAAAAATAACTGGAGGACGTGGCAGCACTGGTACTATTACAGCATATGAGTCTACGTTCTTAGATATGCAGGGTTGGGACGGTTGTCTGTTTATCTTGCATCCGGGGACGACCAGAATGTCTAGTTCCGGCACCCTAATTTTGAGGGAATGCACTGGCACATCAACCGCAGGTGCCTGGGCAACTACGATGACCAACTCGGTTCACTGGAAAGATAGCACGCACCCAAGGGGCGACATTGGTGCCGTTGATTTTTACAGACCAATCAGGCGGTACGTGCAGCTTGCAACGCTGACCTGTTCCGGGACTTTTGTTATCCCGATTCAGTACAGGGGATCACGATTGGGTTCCACGGAGGCGAAGGTTAATTTGCAGGCATGGTCCACATTGAAACTAGGTTCTAGCTAACCCCTGGCGGTTAGAAATAAATCGCAAGGAGGTTAATTAGATGTCTACAGAAATAGGACACCATGAATATTCTGTTTATCGTTCGCAAGACGGGAAACTTATTGTTCCCACTAGCGCTTACATAGACGTGGAGAGTGGTGGCGAAATTCAAATTGAATCTGCTGGTCTGTTACAGGCGAAAGCCGGCAGCACGATCCTAAACCTTGGTTCCATGAGAACGGGGAATGGCGGACTGTTGAGGATTAGTTCTGGTGGCAGGATGGTCTTTGAGTCAAGTTCGTACTATACGGATCAGAGCATTTTCACTACCACAACCACTGGCGAGAGGTTGAAACCCTATGGGTTGAACATCATTCAAACGACCCAGGGTACGGGTAATGGTGGCATACATTACATTGACCAACCGAGAAAGGGCGCCCACATGCGCATAGCCGTGGACACGAGTGCCAAGATCGAGATTAGGTCTATGGGTACCTCAACGTCTGCGCTTGTTTATCCGGTTAGACTGGGAACAAGTGTTACAACCATAGCGTTTACGTCGGATCATGGTAAGACGGTCAAAGCTACCGGAAGACCAACAGTGTTTCATTTGCATGCTGGCTCATCCAACCGTTGGTACATTACCAGCGTGGCAGGCACGTCAATTGTAACTGTAACGCCAAACGCAGCATTCACGTTTTCGAGTTGCACTGGCTAACATCGTTCATGGAAAGGAGGAGGACATGGCGGACAAACCCGCAAAAGGACAGGTACAACAGGCGCCCCAACCTTGGGGATTACTAACCAATGGTCATTACTTACAGGAGGGCGGTTTGCCTCTTGTGCGAAACAAGGTGGCCATAATCGGGTTCGCTCCGAGTTCCATGGGCGATGCCAGGGCATATTTTACTGACCCTGACACGGAGTTCTGGGGATTGAACCAACTCTATCTCCAGTTCCCGTTGCTGGTGCAGTATGCCACGCGGTGGTTTCAGATACACCCAAGAAGGGAATACGACATGGCTGTGCGAGACCATGCACATCACGATTGGCTCGCACAGCAGACCACGTTTCCCATCTACATGCAGCGCAAGGAACCGGACGTACCCCTCTCCATTCCCTACCCCAAGGACGAAATCATAGACTATTTTGGGCGCTATTTTACCAACAGTATTTCGTGGGAGATAGCGCTCGCCATTTATGAGACGGTCAAGGCGCGGGAGGCTACGGGAGACCCGACGGCAGGGTTTAAACATGTGTATATTTTTGGAGTTGATATGGCTACTGACTCCGAATATTGTAATAGTCCATATACTAAAGTGCTAAACGCAAACTTGGAATGGGTTGATATTGGTGCAGTTAAAGTTGGGGATAAGTTGATTGCATTTGATGAACATCCTGGGACGCTTATGCCAACCTATGGGAATAAACGGCAATGGCGTTGTACAACAGTAGAGAAAACAATTGAATTAAAACAACCATGTTGTGAGATATGTTTAGAGGATGGAACGGAATTGATTTCATCAAAATTACATAGATGGTTAACTTACCCTGAAAATGAGTACAAGTGGCGCAAAACAGAACAATTAGTTACACCACATCATCGTCCAGACCGACCATCAAAAATTGCGAAACTATTAGATGTATGGAAGGAAGACAACTCATGGGATGCTGGTTATCTCGCGGCTGCTTTCGATGGGGAAGGTTGCTGTCCACAAAATTACAGACCTAATACCCACAACAAATCTATTCGTCTTCAGTTTACGCAAAAAGATAACGGAATGCTCGGACAAGTTGATGAATCCCTAAGACGACTTGGTTTTGATTTTATTGTTAGTAAAAACAAAAATATTATAACTTATAACATTAAAGGTGGACGTCCAGAAATATTGAGATTTTTGGGGCAAATTAGACCACGTCGATTGATGGAGAATTTCAAACCAGACATGCTTGGGGTTATGTACCGTAAAGATGCAGTAGGCGTTAAAAGCATTAAAGATATAGGCGAACAAACTGTTATAGGTTTGAAAACATCAGATGGGACTTATGTCGCAGAAGGTTTTGCTTCTCATAATAGTGAGCAACGTCCATCTTGTGAATTTTTTATAGGTTGGGCACGTGGATTGGGTATCAACGTCTATATCCCCCCGCAGTCAGATATGCTTAAAACTACATGGTTGTACCCGTTCGAAGATGATTCATTGATGCGCCAAAAGATAGACGGAAGACGCCGGGAATTGAGACAACGCGTGGAGCAGTTGGCACAACAGGAGCAGGCGGGACACGATGGGCGGTTGAGTATTCTAGGTGCTCTGGAAAATATGAACTACATAAACCAGACGTGGTTACATAACCGCAAGTTGTTAACCTTTACGGAGGGACCTGGTTACGACCAAGACATAGAACCCCCCGATATGCAACTGGGATTCCCGCCAACGGGAAATGAATCACCAAAGGAACCTGTAATGGAACTCTATCCAGCCATAGAGAAACAGGATGACGACAAAAAGGAATAAACAATGGGGTATTTTACCAAACAAACAATATCTATTAGCTCTGAGACGACCACATGGTCTGGCGGCAAGGTAGCTCATAAGGGTGCGCCTATAAATGGCACCCTTTATGCCGTGCGTGTGTCGGCTGCAGGCGGAAGCACGAACAAGTATTGGGCTATACACGCAGGTGCTACCGATTTATCCAGACGGGCAATTCAGGCGACACCCAGCAAGACTACGGCGCTCATGCTATTTCCCAAACACCCTGCGGTTGATGCTCAAACGACGACCTACGTTCCACTGACAACGGCGCTGTTTGTGTCATATCCGTTTGTTGACGAGAAACCGTGGATTGTTATGAGTGGCACGCAGAAATCTTTCACGTTGACGCTTTACATTGACGGGGTGACGCCATCAGGTGGGTCAACATCAGCTTAAATGAACGGCTTGCTGACCCTGTGCGTTCGAGGGGCTTTCCCTCCTTTCACCCTCCCGTTGATACGTGCGGGGTTGGCAAGATTTTAATATGAATACAATAAAAAAGTTGTGCTCCTTACTAATATTTACAACATTTTTGTTGTCTGGTTGCATGACCATTGTGCCAAGTGCAGACTATGAGAATTTGGTTGCACGGGTTGAAAGACTTGAGAAATGGTCGGTATCCATAGACGGCAAGATTGCACCTGCTACCGCCATGTTATTAGCGGAAGAAGCAGGGGCACGCAAGGCGTGGTGGCGTAACACAAGGACTGGTGGCACGAACGCTCTTGATGGCATAAACGGTGCGAATCTGAGCGATGGCGATTTGGGAGTGGTGGCGATTCTCAGCGGGTCAAATGTTGACTTGTATTTTTACATATACGATTCGGACAACACATCTTCTGAGTCCGACCCTAGAGTGATAGAACCCGACACGGGCGGGAGCGGGGCGTGGTTGTTATGTGATGTACATGCCAATGCCGTGGAGAGCGATGCTTCAGGAGACGCTTACATATTGGTAAACAATTCCGCAACCCCAAGTTCTCCCAGTGAGGGATGGATTTGGTATGACACTACGGATAATAGATTGGAATATTACAACGGCACAAACGTTGTTTACATACAACCAACTGGTGCTTTAGTAGGTACTGAATAGGGACTATTTATGAAAATATCCAGCAAACAGATACGCAAGATTCTTGCAAAGCAATGGCCGCACCTTGAATACATATGGTTATGGGACAATACATATTTTTCACTACCTCTTAGACAGGCAGAGGTATTGCTGAAAACTAGCAGAATACCAGACATGAGGTTTGTGCCACTGTTTTCCGATTGCGATAATTTTGCCTTGCAATTTTTGGCTGAAACCCGACGCAAGCGCTATCTTGCCGCCTACCCGTTAGACCCCAATCAGGAACGCACATTACCCGTTGACCAGGAATTTCCCGTGACCATGGGGTTTGCCTTTGGGAACTTGCTTCGCGGGATGGCCAAGCTGCATGCCGTAAATATATTCATAGACAACGAAGAGAAAATACACCTTATCGACACGACGCCCATGGAAAAAAGAATTTGGGAGG